GATTGCTGCGGGGAGTTACTTTATAATTCACCGCCACGGCCCCTTAGCTCAGTGGTTAGAGCAGGCGACTCATAATCGCTTGGTCGCTGGTTCAAGTCCAGCAGGGGCCACCAAATTTTAGATGTAGAATCAAAGAATTAAGCCACTCGATTGAGTGGCTTTTTTATTGGTTTTTTATGAGCCGGTGGCACCGCCGTTAACCGTGACTCATCGAAGCCGTTCGGACACGTTCAGAGGCGCCAGGAGTTGCAATCAGACGCTCCACGGATTCCATCGTCACGAACGTACAGCTGCAGTCCACATTGGTGCACTGATGATAGCGCTCTTTGGTGTTTTCACTTAAATAGCGACTGGTACGCGCATGCGCTGAATGCTTGCACTTAGGACAATGAAACATATACCCTCCGTTTAATTCACTTTATGTGAATCAATGATACTCAAAAACAACGTAATGGCAAATGAATTACTCTCTATCCACAGAAAATTTTTCGTCGGTGACGTTCAGCTCAAGGTTCAGCTGCGTGGTAAATCCACTCCCGCTCAGCGTATGAACCACTTCGCTGATGATCCACGCCTGCTCGTCAATGACTCGTTTAAAGCCGTTAACCAGCACCGGCGTTTCGGGAAACAGATCGGCTCGCCCCAGCGCCAGCTGGATAGAAAATTTCACGGTTCCCCGCTGAAGCGCGCGCCACTTCGCCTCCGCAGCCCTGAGCGCCTGCTCTTCAGACGCATACACCGTAGCAAGCTCAAACACGTTCTCCGCCGATCCCACCAGCCTCTCTTGCGGCTTCGGCTCCATGCCTTTAGCTCCCGACGCGGCGGCATCCGGATGCTGTAGCACCTCTGTGGGCTGCCCCCCAACCTGGCGATTAATACTCAATTGAGGATTTTGCTGTTTTGGATCGCGCGTTTGCAGCCATTTGGCCGTCACGCCGGAATAACTTTCACGGTCGGCGACGGAAAAAAGGTGCCGATCGCCATCCCCACGTTCAATCATCATTAAGGGAATCGCTGTGCCGCTGGCCGTCACGGCCTGGCCCGCTTTCATGAAAATGACCTTCCCGGCTTTGATGGAAACAAATGCACCATTGCGTTCGGCCAGACGGGTGAGAAACGCCGCGTCAGTCTCCTGAGACTGGTCAATATGAGAAATGGCAATGGATGAAAGCCCAGCCGCAACGCTTGTGGTCAACTGGTTCCGCTGAGCGATAGTAGTGACTATCGCGCCGATCGTCGTGTCATGCCACGACTGTTCGCGCCGCACGTTTAGCTTCCCACGAAAATCCGCGCTGCATCCCCGAATGGTCAGGGTGTCCGGCGCCCCCCGAAATTCAATTGTGTCGATCGTGAAGTTCCCTTTCGGCTGGAGCGGAGCTCCCTCCCACCCCAGCCATAAGGAGAGCGTTGCTCCCCGGGCTGGCAGGTCTAATAGCCCATCGGAATCATCCAGTTGAATATCCAGCTGATCGGCTTCCAGCCCACGTTTGTCGGTCATGGATAAACTGATAAGGCGGTGGCTGAAATTTTGCGTGATATCACGGTCGTTAAGCTTAAGCATAAAGTCAGGGGCGATTTTGCCGCCCGCCCGGATATTCATCTCGGCGATCATCCCACCAGCCCTCCAATGCTATTACGTGCGCTCGTCACCAGCTCTTCAGCCTGCGTTCTCAGATCGCCGAACATCTTCATCAGCGATTCGTCCACGCGTTTTAGCGACAGGGAAAATTCAATTTTTCGCGCGGTACCATCACTGTAAAAATCCGAATGCGTGTGCGTGACTTTCTCAATGATAAACATGCCGTGAATGATGCCGGTACCATCTATCAACGGCCATGCCCGCCCTTCATTCGCCATCAGCTCAACCGCCTTGAGAGAAAGCCGCCCTCCCGTGAGCTCCGGGTAAAGTACTCCGGTGAGGCTAAAGGAGGTCTCACCTTCGCCAAGATATTGCCAGGCTTTGGGCTTCCCGATGCGATCGTTGGACGCCCAGCGGTAGTCCTTTGTAAACTGCATTGTCTGATACGGTAAGGTTCGTCGTTCAAAGACAAACAGACCCAGCACCATTAACATTTTCTCTCTCCTCAACCATACATAAAGCTGGATTGCTGCCGTCTCGCTTTATCCTGTTCAATGTTATCTATTGCCTCTCGGATTTGACGCGTCAGATCCATTCCGGAGGCCGTGCCCCCCTGCAGCGTGATGTTGTACTCGCTTTTACTCTGATCGACGTAAGAGCGTCCCCCTGTGGCGATGGTTGGCTGATACCCCTGGTAACCGCCATAGGTCCCCGTACCCGGAATATAAGAGCTGCCCACAGGAGAGGATGCCGCTTCTGCTTTTGCCGCAGCGGAGTCGAGATTCCCCGACTCGTTTTTGATAAGACCGAGTTTCTCCAGCAGCCAGCTGGCCTTGCCGCTCAGGCTGTTAAAGAGATCAAGCGGTGCCGTTAACGCATCGCCCAACGCCTGCCCAAAAATCACGCCAGCATTTTTACAGCCATCCAGCGTTTCCTGCGTCGCCTTGATCGGCGCAACCAAATCGGTGAACCATTGCCAGATACCGCCCAGCTTCTCCGAGATAGCATCAAATACCGTTATCACCGGTGAGAACATCGCCCCCAGCGGTACGAAGGCCGTCGAAAGCCCTTCCATCACCCCGCCAAAGAAGGCGCTGATGGGTTCCCAGTATTTAAAAATCAGCAAGGCTCCGGCGGCAATCGCCGCGCCAAGGGCAATCACCGGCCAGCTAAGGGCACCCAGCACCGTCATGATGGCGCCGCCCACCACGCTGAATACCGTTCCCAACATCCCGGCCGCGGTAATAACCATATTGACGCCCGTCAGAACCGGGGCGATAACCGTTCCTACGCCGCCCAGTACGCCAGCAAACGCCTGCGCGCCGACAACAATGCTGGCGAGAGTCTGCGTCAGCTCAGGGTTGGCATTCACCCAAAGGGAGGCCGTGCTGAGCCAGCCGGTTGCGGTTGTTATCAGGTTGCGCAGAGCGCCATCTGCTTTATCGAACACGTCAATCTTCAACCCGCTCCACGCGGCCTGGAATCGGTTGATATCGCCGTCAAGATTATCGGTCTGAACGGAAGCCGCGAGCGCGGTACTGCCCTTTGCCCCCTGCAGCTGCTTACGTTTTTCATCAATCGATCCATCACCCGCGGCGGAAACCAGCGCCTCTGCGGCTTTTATGGCGTCCGGCGTCTGAACATGGCGCAACATCGCGCTGAGCGCGTCCCCGGCGGCGGCACCTTTCATCCCCTTTTCCGCCAGAACGCCAAGCCGCGCCGTTGTCTCTTCAAGCCCCATACCAGCGGCGTCCGCGGCTGGCGCAGCGGCGTTCAGGGCCGCCGCCATCTCAGCGAGGCTGGTATTCGAAGAGGTAAAACCGCGCGTAAGCACGTCTGCGATGCGTCCGGCATCTGCATCTGCCAGGTTATACGCGGCCTGCGTGCTGCTGATAATATCGGCCGCTTTTGCAGCGTCGATATTCCCCGCCTGACTGAGGTTGATCGTTGGCACAGTGGCCACAAGCACTCCATCGGCGTCATAGCCTGAACGGGCCAGTTCGCTCTGTGTCCGGACGACCGCATCCGCAGGCGTTCCGGTGCTAACACTAACTTCCCGTGCCTGCCGGCGAATGGCCTCAAGCCGGAGGTCTCCCTTCTCCAGGCCAAGGTTTGCCTGAATGGCAGACATCTGTTTTTCAAAACTGATGCCTGGCGCCATAAAGCGGGACGTTTGGTCAAAGCCCGCTTTTGCCATACTCACGCCCGCATTAGCCAGTTGCTGCACTCGCGAGATAGCGCGCTTGCCTGACTCGTAGCGGTTCTGAACGGTACTCAGCCGCTCCTGCTGCTGGTTGACGCGGGCCAGCGCATCCCGCTGCCGGTTAAGCTGCTGCGTTTTTTCGCTGATGTTGGTTCGTAGACGACGCTCGTCCGATGAGAGCGTACGCGTGTTTATTCCCGCCTGCGCGAGCTCAGCACGTTGACGCTGTACCGAGTAGCGTAAGCTGTTGTACTCAAGTTTAAGATCGGCTGCCGATTTTCGGGCCGCGGACAGCGCATCAGCCTGTGCCTGGGTGGGGTTTTGCGTGTTTTTAAACTGCACCGCCAGCGCCGCTGCCTGCTGTTTCGCCTGAGCAAGGGACTGCTCCGTCATGGCGAGCTGGCCGTTTGCTTTCCTGAAGCCGTTGATACGCCCCGCCTGCTCATCGAGGGCCCCGAGCGCCACCTGCGCATCGCGGATATCGTTCGCGAGAGTGAGGCTGGCGTAATGGAGAGCGTTAAGCGGTCGGGTTGCCCGGTCGACAGCCTTAAGCAATTCCTGAAGTCTGACATTATTACTCATGGTGGTTTCCGCTTCGCTGCAGCGCTTTTTCGCGCCATAAGAGGAGTTCGGTCACGCTCAGGGTGTACAGCTCTGACGGCGGCCAGTGAAATATCACCGCGATATCCGCCATCAGATCGTCGACCGACAGATTTTCAGGAAATTTCAGCGAGCCGAAGCCGGTGACAAAAAACCGATCACCTTGCCAGCAAAAGAGAGCAGATCGCAGGCATCCAGGCGCGCAACCTCATGCTCGGTCAGGGCTGGCGAGGTCATTCGCGGCAGCACCTTGATCAGCGCATCTACGTCAGATTGCGCCAGCGACGCCAGAGATACCCCTCGTAGGGTCCCTGCATTCGGTTTTGAAACGGTCACCTTTTCAATTTTTTGCTCACCTCGCTGAACGGGGCTATCAAGCGTGACGATATGTGGATTTTCGTTCATGGCGATCTCGTTGGTATTTTCCATTTCGTTACTCTTCACAAAGTTAACTTACCGGCCGGCGATCCCGGCCGGTTAAAGGGTTACAGGCCGATGGCCTTACGGTGTTCTGCCAGGCGATCGACACCATCGACTTTCAGCACCATGTTGATGATGTCGATTTCGATGATCTCTTTGCCATCAATGGTCAGCTGGTAGTAGGCGCACTCGGTGGACATTTTGGTGGTGCCGCTCTCGCCCTGCTTGTTTTCACCACCATCAAACTCTTTATGACGACCGCGCATGACGATTTCGACGGCGGAAATTTCGCCGGTGTCATCGCGCTGATAAGAGCCGGTAAAGCGCAGCGGCACGCTGTCCGCGCCCGGAGAGGCATACTGCGCCCACAGAGCGGCGTCCGGCAGCCCGCCAACGGTCCACTCCAGCGCCAGGGCATCATCGTCCAGGCCGAGATCGACAGAGACCGAGCCGGGCATACCGCCGCCGCGATACTTCTCCAGCTTGCGGGTAAGCTTCGGCAAGGTGACGGACTCAACAACGCCCATGTAGCTCAGGCCATCGTTGAACATATTCAGATATTTCAGTTTGCGTGGTAACGCCATGCTTCAGCTCCTTAGCTATTAACCGAATCTGACAGGTCTGCCAGATAGGTATCGGTGATGCGCTGGCGCAGGGTCAGATTTTCCAGCGGCGGGACAGGGGTGT